AAGCATAATCATCTACAAAAGAAGATGATGGATTTGCAGCCTGCCCATTAAAATTATCAGGATTAAAATATACTTCACATCTATTGCTATGATGTTTAACTATAGCTCCTAAAATACGAACTGAACTAGGAGCAGTTGTTGTCATTAAACCATCTGTAGTATGTAAATAAACTGTTTTTCCAACACCACCACTTGTAGCATGAGTTGATATAGTAACAAGTCCTTTTGTAACCATACCATTTGTTGTTGAGTTTGTTCCAACTGCAACTCCAAGTAAACCACTCCTTGTTCCCTCTGCCCCAGCATTTGCTAATACCCAAGTTCCATTTGGAGCTAAGTAATAAACCTTACCTGCAACTGTAGTTGTATTTCCTTCTTTAATTATTATAGCAGAATTATTACCTGCTGCCTGTTCAGAACTTGTTGGAGTGTATTCTATACTTTGGGTTCCATTTGTATTTACACCAGGTAAATCTATATTAGCACTACCATTAAATGATACTCCACCTATAGTTCTAGCATTTGTTAATGTAGCAACACTTCCAGAAGTTAAAGCTAAAGTTCCAGAAGAATTAGGTAAATTTACAGTTATGTCTGAACCTAAATTATCAGTAGATTGAATAATAGTTCCATGACTACCATTATCTGAACCCTCAAGAAATTTTATAGAACCACCTGCATCAGTTTCTTCATTTTTAATAGTTAGTATATCACTTGTAACTTTTATATTAGAACTTGCTTGAATAGCACTAGTACCATTACCAAGTAAAATACCTGTGCTAGTAAGAGTTGTTGCTCCTGTTCCTCCACTAGATACAGCCAGTGTGCTAGATAAACCTGTAGCATTTCCAGTTAAAGCACCAATAAAAGTAGTAGCACTTACTGTTCCTGAAAAATTATGAGTTCCATCACCATCTAATTTTAAAGCTGTTAAATCTCCCCCACTTCCATTACTTACTTTAAATTCAAGAGTTCCCTCTTCAGATCCTGCAGTTGCTGAAGATACTAATCCAGTTATTTTAGCATATGTATTTTCTGTTGGAGTTCCATCATCTTTAGCTACAAACTCTATAATACCAGCTTCATCATCATCTTGTCCATCAGAAGCTCTATCATTAAGTAATTTTAATCTTGGACCATTAGCTCCATCATTTGTATTTTTTATTATAAATAAAGGGTCATTAGCATTTGATGATCTAAAAGTAAAAGTATCTCCTGTTGATGTTGCTCCATCAGACAATCCAGCAGCCAGTGTTGCAGTATCTGCATTTCCCTCTAACGCCCCATCAAATTTAGTAGCCTCTATTTCTCCTGAAGCTTTCATTGTTATACCATCACCACCACTAACTCTAAATATTATTTGATTATCTGTATTAAATTTAATTTGATTATCAGCATCTCTACCTGCTACTAAAGATGTGTTTAATATTGAATTTACACTTGTAAGAGAAGTACCAGACAAACCAGCAGCTGTTCCAGATGTATTTTGATTTAATATAGGTATATTATTTGCATGGATTGTAGCAGTGCTACTTATATCAGTATCCCATCTATAATGCTCTTCTGCAACAAAGTTAGCAAGTGAATCATGATCTATTGTACCTTGAGTAGCTACTTGAATTACACCTGAGCTATTAACAAATGATGTTGAACCTGTAGTAATACCACCATCTATTTGAAGATTACCACTTTCATCTAAATTAGCAATTTCTGTATCATCATTTTTAAATGAAAAAGATTGAGATGTTTCATCATTATCATCATCTAAGATAAATGTTATATTACCATCAGAACTTATACTTACATCACCATCTGTAGGTCCTGCTATTCCAATAGCAGTTGAACTTATATTACTATTAATATAAGTTAGCACTTGACTAAATGTTACCTTTTTTGTACTAGCTTGAGCTCCACCCCCTGTTAAACCATCTACACCTTCAAAGCTAAAAGTTTGATCTACATCATCAATTAATAACAAGTCTGAACCACTTATTGTTATTCCAGTTCCATCTGTTGCATTTTTTAAATCTACATCCTTACCATTGATTAACTTAAATGGTGATGTTCCTTGTTGACCTAAAATTCCTAATATATTTACTGACATCTTATTATGTTGTAGCTGTTAAAGTTATTGTTCCAGAAGTTCCACTTGATAATATATTAGTATTATCTGATATATATATTCTATACCTTTCTAAAAATCCATTTGCATTTTCAACATCATCTAAAGTAGCTGGGCTTGGGCTATTACCACCACTAAATCCACCAACTGGAGATCCTGGAAGATTAAATTTTACTGCATCAGCATTAGTCATATGATCTGGAAACGCAAAAAATACTTTAATGGTATTACCTAAACTATGACCAGAGCTTACACTTAAATTAAAAGTTCCTGTAACAGAAGTTAATATGCTACTTTGAATTATAAAAGTTTGGTTAGTGTTTAAAGTATCTCCTGTTGATGCAGCTTTTAAATCATCAGCGACCATATCTGAATGAGCACTCCTTTTAGTGATACCAATAATAGTATTAGATTTATTTAAACTACTTGTTGAAAAAGCTATAGTTCCACTACCTAAATTAGATTTTACTGATTTAAAAACATCATAATCTTCCTGAAAACTACTACTATTAGTGACAGGTACTGCAGTTAACTTAATAAATGGACAAGTAATTCCATTATATGTAAAACCAAAAGTATCTCCTGTTTGTAAAGTAGTACCATCAGCATTAGTATAATTTATATGATAATCAGCATATCTTGCAGGTACAGCCCTATATAAAAATTCACCTGACCCTGCATTTAAAGTTGAAGTTGAAGAAGTGAAACCTGTGCTAATTGAAGATTGACTTAATGCCTCTATTTGACTCTCAGTTAAACTAGTTTGACTACTTACACCACTAAATATTTTATTAGCAAAACTAACTGTTAAAGTTGTTGTAGTAAAGTTAACAAAAGAGCCACCAAGAGCCTCTTGAACTGATAATTGAAATTGGATACTAGGGTAAGTAGATGTACTTGTGGTAGATGGTTCAGGATGCTTTATATCAAATGAGTTTGACCCTGATGTAAAAGCAGTAGCTGTCATGCTATTTAAATTTTGAAAACTTGATAAATTACTAGCTATAATGTTACTTGAACCATCATTAAATATAGTGCTAGTACCTAAAGCATTACGTATTTTAATTTGTATTTTAGCATCGTTAGGAGCTGCACCATCTGGAAAATATGTAGCAGCAAATGAAATAGCACCAGCAGCTTTAAACGTAACACTATCATCTCCCACTAATTGAGTTGCTGTAGGTAAATTAGAAGACGAAAATGATTGAGTAGTGAAAGTAAATATAGCTGGAGTATTAATAACATCTTGTGCTAACCTAGTCTTAAACTTACTTCCATCAAAAACTAATATATGATTTACTACAGTACCAGTAAGATCAACATCTGTAAGATCCCCTATACTAGCTGCTGTGCTAGTTAAGTCTGTTTCACTAACCTCATTACTTTTATAAAATAGTTTTCCATCAGAAGACTTTACATATAAAACTCCACCCTCTTTATCAAAAGGAGTTGTAGGTACATTTGTAGATTCTTTTACTCTAAGAGCATTGGCTTTGATATCTCCATAGAAATCAAAAAGGCTACGTCCCAGTAGCCCTTTTTTAAATATTCTTATTATTTTGGTACCATAATCAGTGACTACTTCACCAATACCCTTTACTAGGGGTGACTTCATTTAAATTTATTTTTTCATTTTAGCACCATAACGAGCTTTCATGTTTTTCATTTTAGCTCCCATAGCTGCTTTCTTTTTAGATTTTTTTACAGGCATAATAAGCATTACTCCACCACCATGTCCCATTTTTTTCATTTTCCCTCCATGTCCTAACATTTTATCATCTTTTTTCATACTTTCCATCATTTCTTTACTTCCCATTCTTCCACCCATTGCCATTTTTCCTTTTCCATCTGCTGCAAAGAATGGAACCATTTTACCATCTGGACCTTTAACCATTTTTAATTTTCCACCTTTTTCCATCATCTTCATTTTTTTCATAGCCATTCCACCTAAGGCTTTTTTCATTTTAGCACCATGTGTTGCTTTTTTTTGTTTTGAGTGATACATATTAAATTTGTTCGTGTCCTTCTAGGACGTTATAAAATCTGTTTACTAACCTGTTTGTTTTACTTGTTACTCTATACTTATTAGGTAATGTTGAGCCCCAAACTCTTTTTTCAAAGATAAAAATATAATCTCGTTTTACAAGGTCAGGAAATTTATTATCAATAAAATTTTTACTAACATAAATACTTTCCTTTATAAATCTTTTAGTAAAAGAACCTTTTTCATCATTTATAAATAAAAGGAACTTTAACTGATTATCTGAAAGATCATACTTCCTTTGAAAGGAATATATAGTATCACTAAGATACTTTAAATAATTCCTCATTAAATTAACTTAAATTATGACAAATATAATAATTTTATTATAATTAAAAAATAATTGCTACATTTGCATATAACAAAAAAATTATTAAAATAAAATATTATGGCTTTATCAGGGGGAAAATTTCAAGAGGCAAGTTTAGGTCAGTATGGATCTACATATTTAGATGGTGATGATGACTTAATTGATTTAAGTGGATCTTCAGCAACAAGATATATTTGTTCTATAACTTTTTTAGAGGATACTCAATTTCATGACTTAGAAACTTTAGGTGGTGAAGTAGGGTCTTTTAGTACTCTTACTGCAGAAAATGATTTAGATGATGCTACAAATGGTATTGGTGCTTCAGCAAATGGAACAGATTTAAGTGTTGATGCTAGTGGTCAAGTATTTCCAAAAGGTATTACAGTTTTTGGTAGATGGGATAAAGTAGAGCTTCACTCAGGAGCTTGTATTTGTTACTTTGCACCAGTATAATATATGCTTAGTCTTGCAAGTAACATATCATCTATTCAAGCAGTAGAAGCTAAGTATAGTGCTAGCTTTGATGGTACTGATGACTTTATAGATACAGGTCAAACTTTTCAAGATGTCTTTAGAAATAGTTTTACTTTTAGTTTTTGGGTTAAACCAAATGATGGTCAACCTGCTTCTTTAGAGTGTTTTTTTGGATCAAATGATAATAATGAGGATCAAATTCAAGCTCAAGTAGATACTAATGGAGACATAAGATTTATATTTGAGTCTAATAATCAATCAGCTAGTTTTAGAACTGACCCTCAGCCTTTTAGTGATGGTGCTGCAAGTTCTTGGACACATATACTTATTTCTGTTACAAAAAATTCAAGTGCAAATACATCTGTAGTTCTTTATGTAAATGGAAGTTCAGTTACAATAAGCAGTGGTACATTAACTGATACCAATCATGGTGCTTTTACTACTACTAGAAATCTTTTTATAGGAGCTAAAAACAATCAAGGAAGCGTTAATAGTCCTTTTGATGGAGGTATAGATGAGTTTGCTATATTCAATACTGCTTTAAATAGCGATAATGCAACAGCTATTTATAATGGTGGATCTCCACTTAATTTAACTTTTGATCAAGGCAATTATAATAATAGTTCTGCTTTGCAAGTTTATTACAAAATGGGTGATGGTTTTTTTGATGATAAATCAAATGGTATAGTTCATGATCAAGATAATCCTGGGTTTGGAAATAACTTAGTTGTTAATGGTGATTTTTCAATTTCTAATACTTATGAAACTACAGATTCTCCTTGGGAAAGGTCACCAGGTAGTGGAACTACAACAGTTATAGATAATGGAGTAGCTACATTTACAAATGTAGGTTCCACATATGGTAAATTAACACAGGCTGTAACTTATACATCAGGAAGTACTTATAAATTAACTGCGATTGTTAATGGTACTGCAGGTAAACTTATGAGATTTAGAGATGATGTTGGTGGTAATGGTGGTTTGTCAGCTTTTGCAGAAAGATCAGTTACAATGACTGGAGGCCCACAAAATGTTGTAAAGTATTTTGTAGCTAATAGTAATTCAGATGAGTTAGCTATTGAAAGAGAAACTAGTAGTGGATCTTATACCTTTACAGTGGATAATGTTTCACTACAAAAACTTAATGGTAAACCAGGCATAACATCTGGTGGTACTATATTCTCATCTGATACCCCTACTCCTTAATAAATAGATGATATGATTACATACGTAATATTAAATACTACAGAAATTACAGACGAAGAATCTATTATAGATTTTTCTAAACTTATAAATAGAAACGCTTCTATGTTAAGGTATAGTGTTGATGGTACTAAAGCTTTAGTAAAATATAATGGTGAACAACCAGATTTTTTAAATGGTAAAACAACTTACACTCACTCTGAAATAAAAGCTGTAATGCAAACTAATGAGTGGACAAGTAATATTGAAGAATAATGAATATATTTAAAGATAGTAACGATTGGAATGAAAAGGCTATAGTAGGATTTATAGCTTTTGCTATAATGTGTCTTATAATGATTGCAGATCTTATTACAGGATGGCTAGGAAAAGGATTAATTATAAATGAGTATGTGTATAATTCTTTTGTGTGGGTAGTTTTAGGATGCTTTGGAATATCAGGAGTAGAAAAATTTGCAAAAAAATAATGGCTAAAGCAGTAAAAAAAGACAATAGATTAAAAAAAGCAGGAGTATCAGGTTATAACAAAGCAAAGCGTACACCTAATCATCCTACTAAATCTCATATTGTAGTAGCAAAAGAAGGAAATAAAATAAAAACAATAAGGTTTGGTCAACAAGGTAAAAAAGTTGGAACATTATCTGGAACAGCAGGACCACCTAAAAAAGGAGAAAGTGCTAGAATGAAAGCTAAAAGAAAATCTTTTAAAGCAAGGCACGCAAAAAATATAGCAAAAGGTAAAATGTCTGCAGCGTATTGGGCAGATAAAGTAAAATGGTAATATGGCAAAAGCAGTAAAAAGAAAAAGCACAGTAAATAAAGCTGGTAATTACACAAAACCAGAAATGAGAAAGCGTATATTCAATAGAATAAAGGCTGGAGGTAAAGGTGGTGCTCCTGGTCAGTGGTCTGCAAGAAAGGCTCAAATGCTTGCTAAGGCTTATAAAAAAGCAGGAGGAGGGTATAGATAATGGGTAAGGCTTTAAAAAAATCACAAAAAAGTTTAAAGGATTGGGGTGAACAAGATTGGGATTACGTTAACAAAGAAGATAAGAAAAAACCTGTAGGACAAAGAGGAAGATATTTACCTAAGTCTGTTAGAGAATCTTTAACTGCAAGTCAAAAAGCTGCAACAAACAGAGCTAAAAGAAGAGCTAGAAGAAAAGGTAAACAGTTTGCTAAATATAGTAAGGCTGTAGCTAAAAAGGTAAGAGAGGCATAATGAAAAAATTAATTTTAATATTATTAATATGGACAACAACTGCAAGTGCACAACTCCTAAGATTTGCAACATTATACACAAGTTATTCAACGTCTGCTCCATTTGTGGAAAAACAAGATTTTTTGGTAAGTGGTGTGGAAAACTTTGGTGGTGCAGGAACTCTAAGTGAGATAACAAGAGCTAACCCTCCTGGAATAAATTTAACTTTTGGTCTTAGAAAAATAGCAAGGTTTGACTATCAGGTAAAACAAAATCAATTTTATACAGGTCAAGAAAATGAAGTTAGTGATTATGCCACCATATCAAACGCTTCAGGACTAGAGTATCTTTTAGAATTTTCAAGAGTTAGAAATCGTGAAATAATTTTTAGCCAACATGAATATAGATTAAGATACATTTCTGATAACTTTACATCAAGAGCATCTTATGTAGATAACAATATAGTAAATCTTCAATATTCAGATGCAGAGGTTAGGTATAGAAAAAACTTTGGAAGTTTAGATATTACTATAGGGGCTGCTCATAGGTCTCACCCTGTGTATGGTTATTCTCCAATAGATGATTGGTTAAAAAATAATAATGATTTAAGAGAACTAGCTTATATGTATGGGTATTGGGATTTCTTACTACAAATACCTTTTACAGAAAATTACTTAGCTATTTGGTATAAAAATGTACCACCTCATGCTTATGATAATTGGAGTCATTATGATGATGTGCCAGTAAGTGAGTTTCCTGATATTAAAAATATAGGAACTAATCAAGAGTTTTTTAGAGAAGAGTTTCCTAAAATAGTTGAAAGATATAATAGGGAACAAGTAGAGGTTAGAGGATTTCAACATGAACTTTCTGCTGTACTAGGTGCAGACTATTATATATATAAAGATAATTTTTGGGCTCATCTTTGGGCTTCAATATATCCACTTCACATGGGTTTAAGTAGATATTCTTATGAGTATAATGGCGTAAACATTGATTTTGACGTGGGTTTTATCATGGGTAGTAAAATTAATAAACAATTTAGTATATTTGTAGAAGGAAGATATGTAAGGTTCTGGGAGATAGACTCATATAATATCAGAACAGGTATAAATTATTTAATATTTTAACATGGCAAAGCAGCTAGATGAAAATAGTCAGATACAGATAAGTATAAAAACTTTAGCAGGAATAGCTGCATTAATATTTACATTAGTTGGAATGTGGTTTACACTTCAAGCAGATATAACAGAAGCAAAACAACTTCCACTTCCTCCAGATCCAGAGGTTACTCGTATGGAGTTTGATATGAAAGACCAACTTATTAGACAAACCATAATGGCAACCCAAGAAGACGTAAAAGAGATAAAAGCACAAATGGTTCGAGTAGAACAAAAGATAGATAATTTAAAATAAATTTATGAAAGATTGGTCAGACAGAATATTAATTTTTGTCATAGTTATTATGACTTTAATTTTTTTTTCACTGCCTTGTTTTTTAAAGGCACAAGATTTTATTGGGGATGAAGATTTTAATTCTAAAACATCTAAAGGTATAGTTGTTATAGAGTTTTGGGCAGAATGGAATTCTAATAATGAAGTTGATTTTTTAAATAGTTTGAAAGATTGTAAAGCTTATAAATTATGTATAGTAAAAAATAGTAAGCTTAAAACTAGATTTAATATTATGACTATACCTACAGTTATAGTATTAAACAATGGAACAGAGGAAGAGAGATTTTTACCTAATATTATGATGCAACTAGAGGCTGATAAAAAAAAAGTTCAAAAGTCTATAGATCAAATAATATTAAGTAAGTTTCAATGAGATAGAATTAAGTGTAAAATTGATGGTTTAAAAGTACATAATTATGAAGTTAAGCGAAAATTTTTCATTAAGTGAAATAATACATAGCAATACAGCTATAAGAAAAGGTATAGATAATGCACCCACAGCCAAACACTTACAAAACATCCAGCTCCTTATTAAGCAGGTTGTTCAACCTATGCGTAGCAGTATTGGTGCTATTAGGATTAGTAGTGGTTATCGCAACCCTAAACTTAATCGTGCGATTGGGGGAAGTGTTCGTAGTCAGCATTGTAAAGGTGAAGCTTTGGATTTGCAGTTTTGGAAAGGAGGAAATATGAATAACAAAGTTATGTATGATTGGATTCTTAACAATGACATTGAGTTTGATCAAATGATAAATGAGTTTAATTTTTCATGGATTCATATATCATATAGTAAAGATAATAACAGAAGACAAATCTTAGAAGCTTACAAAAATGATTTAGGCAAAACAGCTTATAGATTTGCAGATGCTATTCCTAAATATAAACAAAGATAAGTTCTTGAAAAAGATATTAAACATATTAGGTGGTAGTGCTATTGAAAAGATAGGAAACGTTGTAGATAATTTAAGCACTTCAGATGAGGAAAGATTAGCTGCAAGAAAAGCTATAAAAGAACTTTTATTAAAGGCAGAATCAGACGCACAAGATCAAGTAACTAGAAGATGGGAGTCAGATATGAGGTCTGATAACTGGCTTAGTAAAAATATTAGACCTTTAATATGTGTTTTTTTAACAGTAATTTTTGTAGTTTTGTCAATGTTTGATGGCAATATAGGAGAATTTAAAATACAAGATAGCTACGTGCCAATATACCAAACGCTGTTAATTACAGTTTATGGTGCATATTTTGCAGGTAGATCTATAGAAAAAATAAAGAAAAAATAAAATGAGTACGTTACAAGGAAAATCAATATCACAAACATATCAAAGATTACTTCAAACTCCAACTGAGGTAACTGACACTAATTTAAAACCAATTCAAACAGGTAAAGGTCAGGACACTTCTATGAGTATATCTACAGATAAAGCAGAATTTTTAAAAGTTGGTATAGGTACAGGTGGTGTAGAGCCAGATGGATTGCTTCATGTTTTATCTGTAACTGCAGGGGCAGTAACTGCTAGCTCTTCTGCAAATCAATTAGTTTTAGAAAACTCATCAGATAGTGGTTTATCAATATTATCTGGAGCATCCTCATTAGGTAATATATTTTTTGGTGATGTAAATGATAATGATGTAGGTAAAATAACTTATGATCATTCAGAAAATAGTTTAAAGTTTACAACTTCAGGTGCTGAGACTATGAAACTTGATAGTGCAGGTAATTTAAATATATCAGGTTCATTAACTCAATCTCAAGATAGATATGAATTAATGGAGTCTTTTGAAAAACTTCCAAGTGTAGAAATATCAGCTATAACACAATCAACAAGTGCAACAACTGCTGTTACTTTAAATGGTAAGCATGGTACAATTACTATGCAAGCAGTAGATCTTGGAGCTACAGATACTGTTGAATTTACATTTAATAATGATCATATTTTTGCTACATCATCTCAAGTTCTTGTTCAAATATCAGAAGCTGGAACTTTAGCAGATAATGCTATAGTCTCTGTTACTGTACATGATACTACTGATGGTTCTTGTAAAATAAGATTAGGTACTAATGGAACAGATATAGCCTCTGGTACATTTATATTATATTTTAGTATAGATCCTCATGTTACTCCTAATCAAAATCATGTAATAAAAGGATCTTTTGGAGGAAGTAGTGATATGAGTGCAGCTGCTACAGCTAGACCAACAAGTTCTCCTGGAGCAACTTTATTAACAGGAACAACAGATAATGATAGAACAACACTTCTTCCTAGAACAGGTGTTGAGATTCCAGGTGGAGTAAATTCATCAGCATGGTCAGCTGTAAAATTTGGCACAGAAAATAAAGTAGAATATGATACAGTAATTATAACAGATTCGAGTGTAGCAGATATGGATTTTCAAACTGGATTAAGATTAACTTCTACTAACCTTGATTACACAACAGATGATAATCAAGCTATATTTTTTTATGATACAACAGATGAGGGAGGAACTCTTGGAAATAATGCAAATTTACATTTTATATACAGTGTAGGAGGATTTGATTTTATTACTGATTTAAATGTAGTTGTTACTGCTAATACTGTTTATAGATTAAAAATGATTTTTGATTCTAACAGACAAATAAGTGTTTTTGTTAATAATGAAAGAAAAGGTTTGTCACAAGCAGTAACAGCAGGTGGTACTACTGAAACTGATTCTACTAAAAAATCTTTAGCTATGACAGATGATATAGATTTAATACCTATGACTAGTGTTGGAACTAAAACTACTGCATCTAAAAAAATTCATGTTGGTCATGTTAGAATATCTAGAGATTTTTTTGAATAATATATAAATTAAATTAAATGGAAGCTATAAACCCTATAATAAGAAAAATAACAATAGGGGACTTAAAACAAGGACTTACATACCAAGTAGGTCAAAAAATGTTAGGAGGTTCTCTTGTAGTTACAGCTATCATACAAGATGAAGCTGCATGGTATAAACATCAACAAGTTGTGTATGATGTATACGTTAAGAAAATAACTGAGGAGTTTTCTAGACCTTGGAAGAGATTTTTTTCTCAACCAACAGCGATAGAATACAATACAGAAAAATTAGAAGAATACGAAGTAAAATAAATTTAATATGAAGCCAATAAAAGACTTATACTGGATAGAGGTAGCCAAAGAAACAGAAGATACCTTTACGCTAAATGGAATAGAAATGTATAGAGATACATCTTTTGATCCTATGAGATTAGCAAGACAATTTGGAATTGTATATAAAGTTCCAATGAATAATGAATTAAATGTACAAGAAGGTGATAAAATATGGTTTCACCATTTTGTACCAACAGATACCAATAAAGTATCTTACATAAAAGATAAAAATATTTATCAAGCAGATAAAAATCAAATTTATCTTGTAGAGAGAGATGGAGAAATGATTCCAATAGGAATTTGGAATTTTATAAAACAAGAAAAAACACCAGCAAGAATTACAAAGTCTGGTATAATTTTAGATGTTGAAGATAAAGAAGTGGAGCTTCATGGAGAAGCAGTATATATAAATAATGATTTAAAGGAGCAAGGTGTTAATGTTGGAGATAGAGTATTGTTTAGTAAAAATTCTGAGTATGATATGAACATTAATGGTTCATCTCTTCTTAGAATGAGAAACTTTGATATTCTAGGGGTATATGAAAAATAAAGATTACGCTTTAAAAACTTTAGATAGATTAATAGATGCAAGTAAAAAGGCTGTAGATGTTCTAATAGAAGAAATAGGAAAGCCTTTACTTGAAGAAGATGACGCTAAAAGAAGGCAAGCTATAAAAGCAAAAAGAGAATGCTTTGAAGATTGTCAAGAAATACTTTTAGGTATAAAAAATTTAGAGGAAAGAATTGGAGAGGGTGATAATTTAATTCAAGAAAAGAAAGACTTTAAAGGTTCTTTCGCAGAAAAGTATGCAAAAAAATGATAAGATATATTTGTTAGATAATAGTGAAGGAGAGGTATTAGAGTATGATAATTTAAAAATTGTACTTCCTAAAAAACCAAGATTTAAAAAAGATATATTATATTATGATTTAAAAAAGAAAGATCAAAAATGGAAAAGACAAAAACTTCCATCTGGTCTTACTAGAGATAATGCTACAGATTATGTAGATTATATAGATGAGGAGTTTAGAAGGAGAAGAGAAGGTTTGTGGTTCTTTAATAATGGAGAACCAACTTATATAACAGGAGCTCATTATATGTTTTTACAATGGAGTAAAATAGATGTTGGGTATCCTGATTATAGAGAAGCAAACAGAGAGTTCTTTATTTTTTGGGAAGCTTGTAAACTAGACAAAAACTCTTATGGTATGTGTTTTTTAAAAAATCGTAGATCTGGATTTTCATACATGGCAAGTTCAGAAATAGTTAATTTAGCTACACAAACATATGATAGTCATTTTGGATTATTATCTAAAACTGGAGCTGATGCTAAAGCTATGTTTACAGATAAGGTTGTTAAGATTTATAGGAACTATCCTTTCTTTTTTCAACCTATACAAGATGGTTCTAGTAATCCTAGAGTAGAGTTAGCTTTTAGAGAACCTGCAAAAAAGATTACTAAGAATCAAAAACATATAGAAAAGTCAGAAGCTTTAAATACAACTATAGATTGGAGAAATACATCTGATAATAGTTATGATGGTATGAAGTTAAAGTTATTAGTTCATGATGAGGCAGGAAAATGGACAGGTCAAAATTCTATCAAAAAGAATTGGGGAGTTACACAAACTTGTTTACTACTAGGAAGAAAAGTTATAGGAAAATGTTTAATGGGTTCAACAGCTAATAAACAACAAGATGGTGGAGCAGAGTTTAAAGATATATTTTATAATTCTGACTCATCAGAAAAAGATTTAAATGGTAGAACAAAAAGTGGACTTTATAAATTATTTATTCCTGCATATGATAATCTAGAGGGATTTATAGATGAGTATGGTAAATCAGTAATTGTAACTCCAGAAAAACCTATAATGGGTATAGATGAAATGATGATTGATATAGGAGCTAAAGATTATATAGAAAATAGAAGGGAAGCTTTAAAGAATGATACAGTATCTTTATCAGAATTTAAACGTCAGTTTCCATTTACTATAGAAGAAGCTTTTAGAAATGACACACAAAGTTGTATATTTGATGTTGAAAAAATTTACGAACAAATAGATTACAATTTGATAAATAATATAAATACCACAAAAGGTGAGTTTGTTTGGAAAAATGGAATACAAGACAAAGAAGTTGTTTGGATACCTCATAAAAAAGGTAAGTGGGAAATCAGCTGGGTTCCTGACCTTGAAAATCAAAATATTATTATATCAAAAAATAATAAAAAGTTTCCAGGTAGGGCAGATAGTTTGGTTGCAGGTTGTGATCCCTATGACCATGATACAACAACTGATGGTAGGAGATCTGATGCTGCTGCTCATGTATTTCATAAGTTTAGCATGGCAAGTAGTGCTTCTATGCAGTTTGTATGTGAGTATATTAATAGACCACCTAAAGCAGAAATATTTTATGAAGACATGATTAAGATGTGTGTATTTTATGGATGTCAAATGTTAGTTGAAAATAATAAAGTGGGAATAATTAAATACTTTGAAAATAGAGGTTATTATGAATACTTAATGGATAGACCTGATACAACACATACAGAGTGGAGTAAAGGAAAGCAAAAGACAAAAGGAATACCTGGATCAGGAGTAGCTGTTATAAACTCACAAGCAGAAGCTATAGCTTCATACATATATGATTATGTAGGTTATAATTCTGATACAGGAGAAATAGGTTCTTGTTATTTTAATAAGCTTTTAGATGATTGGAGTAGATTTGAAATAGACAATAGAACAAAATATGATGCTAGTATATCTTCATCTTTAGCATTACTAGCTTCACAAAAATATATAAAAAAGAAAAAAGAAATAAAAAAAACATATAGTTTAGTAAAAAAATATAATATTAAAGGCACATATAGTAAAAGAATTAAGGCATGATATATAATAATTCCAAAGATAAGTTAAATGGATATCCTAATCCATTAGCCACTAATGAAGAAAAAGCTAGTAAACAATATGGTCTTGATTATTTTAAAGCCATGTATTACGATTATAGTAAAAATTCTGATGTTTACTATAGAGATGTAAAAATAAGATACTCTAGAAATAGAGCTTATGCAGAAGGTAGTCAAGATATAGGAAAGTATAAAGATTTGTTAGATGTTCAAGGTGATACTGCTTATTTAAATATAGATTTTACACCAGTTTCAATAATACCAAAGTTTGTTGATGTTATTGTTAATGGAATGGTAAATCAAGAGTATGATGTAAAAGCTGAGTCTATAGATCCAATAGCTGCAAAAGAAAGATTAAATAAAAAAAATCAAATGTATGCAGATATGATGACTAAAGATTTTACAGAAAATTTAGAGGATAAAACAGGTTTATCTTTAGCTCCTAAAGGTTTTGTTGCTGATACTCCAGAAGAAATAGAAATGTTTATGTCTTTAAATTATAAACAAAATGTTGAGATTGCCCTTGAAAAAGCTATAGATTATACTTTAGATATTAGTGACTATGATGAAACTAAAAGATACATGATTAGAGATTTAGTTGTTTTAGGATTGTGTTCTGCAAAAGTTAGCTTATCTCCATCTACAGGATTAAGTATTAGACATGTTGACCCTGCTAATTTAATAACATCTTTTTCTGCAAAACCAGATTATAAAAATATAAGGCATGCTGGTGAAATATATTCTATTACAATAGCAGATTTAAAACAAATGGCAGGAGATGAATTTGATGAAGATGATTATCAGAAAATAGCAAAAGAATATGCAGGTAAAAATAATAATCCTATGACTTATGGTGATAGAGCTTATTATGATAATGGAAATGAAACTTATGACTATGATAAATTTAGTGTTAATATTTTAGATGCAGAATTTATTACAAGTCATACTTTAAATTATGAAAAAAAAGAAAATGACTTTGGAGGATTTTCTGTAAATAAAAAATCTTCAAATTATAAACCACCTAAAAAGTCTAAAAATAAAAGAGAATCTTTAAATTCTAATGTAAAAGTTATTTATACAGGAAAATATATAGTTAATACAGATTATATTTTTAATTATAAAATGATGGAAAATATGCCAAGATCTAAATCTAACTTGGCTGATATTAATTTATCATATATTATATATCAACCTAATTTATATAAGATGAAAAGTAAATCTTTGGTTGATAGAATGATTCCTTTTGCAGATCAAATACAACTTGCTCATTTAAAAATACAACATACACTTGCTAAAGCAAGACCAAAAGGTGCTGCTTTTGAAGTAGGGTCTTTAGAAAATGTATCTAAAGGAGATGGTGGTACATTCACACCTATGGAGCTTCAAGAAATATATGATCAAACTGGTAATATATATTATAGACGTATTGATGATGAGGGTAATATGACAGGAGCTTTACCTATTGCAGAATTAGAAAATGGTATAGGTAGAGATTTTATAACTCTTATAAATGTTTACAATCATAATTTACAAATGATTAGAGATGTAACTGGTGTCAATGAAGCAAGAGACGCTTCTAAACCATCTAGTGAGGCTTTAGTTGGAGTTCAAAAACTAGCTTTACTTGCATCTAATAATGCTACAAGAGATATTAATGATGCTTATTTAAATGTAACACAAAGAGTTTCTAAATGTATCTCTATGAGAATGCAAGATCTTATTAATTATAAAGGTTTACATAGCATGTATTCAAATATAATAGGAGATACTGCAATGCACTCAATAGAGATGATGAAAAAATTATCTATACATGAATTTGGTATTACACTAGAAGTTGCTCCAAATGAAGAGGAAAGACAACTTATGGAGCAAAATATACAAATATCTTTATCTCAAAAAGAACTAAGACTTGAAGATGCTATAATGATTAGATCTATTAAGAATATTAAAATGGCTAATCAAATGTTAATATTAAGAAGGCAAAAGTATAGACAAGAACAGCAACAACAAGCACAAATGGCTTCACAGCAAAATGCTATAATACAACAACAATCTGCACAGCAATCAGCACAATTAAAACAACAAGAGTTACAAGCTGAAGTTCAGATTGAACAAGCAAGGATACAAGCAAAAACGCAAGCAGAGATACAGTTAAGGCAGACTGAATATCAATTAAAAGATCAATTTGAACAATCTCAACATCAAAGAAGATTAAGAGAAATAGAACTTAATAATTTAGGTAAAGAAGGAGCTGCTAGTATACAAAGTAAAACTAGAAAAGAAATACAACAACAATCTGCACTTAATCAATCTCAATTAATAGAGCAAAGAAAAAATAGGAGAGGTCCTTTATTAAAAGAGGAAAAACAAGAAGAATAATTTGAGCTTAAGTAAAAAAGTTTTATATTTGCAAAAAAAGTAAATTTAATTAACATGGATATAAGAGAAAAATTAGTAAAAAATATAGGTGGAGAAGTTGTTAATAACAACCCTCAAGAGCCAAACGTAGTAGACTTAACTGGTAATGAAAATCAAACAGAAGAGTCTCAACCTACAACACAAGAGCAATCAAATGTTGTAGACTTAACAAAAGAAAGTTCTTTAAATAATGAGGAAGTCAGTAATAATCAATCACAACAAGAAAATGTAGATGATATTAGTGATGATGAAGTAGTCTTACAATATCTTAGCGAAAAGTTAGGTAGAGATATTTCATCATTTGACGATCTTAAAAACACAGAACAACCTGTTGAAAATAATCAATTTGCTAGCGATCAGCTAAAAGTAATTAATGATTATATAAAAAATACAGGTAGAAGTGTTCAAGATTATATTAATACACAGACTGTTGATTTGTCAAACGTTTCTGATGAAGCTGTTTTAAAAGAATACATAAGATTAGATAATCCTAATTTAACTGAAGCTGAGTTAAATGATTATGTAACTGAAATGTATAAAACAGACAAAGAGAAACACAGTGCAAGAGAGATGAATGCTGGTAAAGTTCAACTTACTAAAGATGCAAAAGCTGCTAGAGATTATTTCAACGAAGTAAAAGAAGAGTATGCTACACCTTTAGAGTCTAAAAATGAAGGCATATCAGAAGAAGAAAGAGGACAATGGATTAACCAAATGTCTCAAGAAGTAGATGATTTAGATGGTATATCTTTTCCTATGAATGATAAAGGAGAAGAATATGTATATCAATTAGATGATTCAGCTAGAGAAGAAATAAAAGGTTATAATTCAAATCTTGATACTTTTTTTGATAAATATGTAGATGAACAAGGAACATGGGACTTTGACAAACTTAATACAGATATGTATATCTTAAATAATATAGATAAAATTATTAGAGGTGTAGCTAATCAGTATAGAAGTAAAGGTACAGAGAATGTAATTAATGAAATTAAAAATCCTTCATTTGCACAAGACAAGCAAGAGGCACCTCAAAAACAAGAAACAACTTTAGATATGTTAAGAAAACAAATATTAGGTTATAAATAAATTATTAAAAAATTAAAAATATAAAATTATGGCAACAGTAAGTTTAGCTTCAGGGATGGTCCCAACACCATCTAATGTAGCAGTTGCATCAACATCAAACTATGTAGGTACTTCAACATTAATAAATGCTGATAGAACAGATGGTATTCCATTACATAAAAGAGATGTAGATGAGCAATTAATTAAAAGATATGGTAATCAAGGTATTACTGGATTAATGGAATTATTAGGTAATAAAAAAGAAACTACTCAACAAACTTTTGAGCATTATGAAGAAACTTTCCTTCATAATCACTTTACAGGTTCTATCTCTAGTAATGATTTAACTATTGATAGTGCTTTTGATGATTTAGCAAATGATAATGGTAACACAGCAGTTCGTGATGGTGATCTTTTATTAGGTAACACAGGGGTTATGTATTATGTAACTGGTAAAGCTGATGGTTCTGCATCTTCTCAACCAGAAGATAATTTTCAATTAAAATTAGTTTCTACAGGTGCTTTAGCTGGAAATCCTTCTGATACATCATTCACCATTGTAGGTAATGCTTATGCTGAAAGAACAGAACAGCCAGTTGGTATTACACCTCGTGTAGATCAATATCAAAACAAGTGTCAAATTATTAAAGAATCATTTACTGTTTCAGGATCTGAAGCTACAAATGTTATTTATGTAAAAGTAAATAATCAAGAGTTTGGTACTGGATATTTATGGTATTTGCAAGGTGAGTCTGATACTTATCAAAGATTTATGGATTACTCTGAGCTTGCAATGATTGTAGGTCAAGCAGGTGACAGCACTTTAGATGATGGTGCTACTGATGGTGCTGGATCTACAGTTGTAACAACAGAGGGTCTTTTATCTTTTATTGAAAATAAAGGTCAAACTATGGATCTTGGTTCTTCAGCAATTACAATGGCAGACTTTGATGCTGCTGTAAAATCTTTAGATAAGCACAGAGGTGCTAAAGAGATGGCTCTTTATGCTGGTATTAACTTATCTTTAGATATTGATGACTTATTAGCTTCACAAGGAGCTTACGCTGCAGGTGGTGCTAATTATGGAACTTTTGCAAATAGTAAGGATATAGCATTAAATCTTGGATTTAATTCTTTTTCTAGAGGTGGTTACACTTTTCATAAGAAAACTTATGATTTATTCAACAGACCTGATTTATTAGGTGGAACTGGATTTAATTTTAATGGATTTGGAATGTGTATTCCTATGGATAATCAAAGAGACCCAAGATCAGGAGAAAGTATTCCATCATTAAGAATGAGATATAAAGCTGCTAATGGTTACTCTAGAGAGATGGAACACTGGTTAACTGGATCTGCAGTTCTACAAAATAGAACTAATGAGAAAGATGAGTTAAGATCTCACTACAGAACTGAAAGAGGTTTTGAAGGGTTTGCTCCTAACAGATTCTTATTATTCAAAAAATCATAATTATTAATATATAAAAACATAAGAAAATGGCTTACGATAATGGTTCAAAAATGTTAATATTCATTGATGCAGCAGATGATGCAGCAATGTTTCCAGTTAGCAGACTTAGAGGTTTAACTGTTGCTGCTGATTCGACTATTTTAATGAAATTTGATAGTAGTATTGGTGGTACTGCAGATGGAGACCACGATGTAGTTACTATAACTACAACTGCTGATAAAGAATTAGATGTATTTAAAGGTATTGCAAATGCTATATCTAAACCAGGAATTGCTGGTAATAATGGTTTTGTTGTTATTTGCGATGATGTAAACTCAGAGTTTGCTCATCCAAATATTTTAAGCTGTACTATTACATTAGCATCTTAATAAATATCAGTATTTAATTATATATTACTGGAGGGGATCAATCCCCTCCTATAATATTAACATTTTAATTTAATTTTAGACATGACAACAAAAACAAAAAGAAGAGTGGTGACACCACCAACAAACACAAAGGTTGAAATAAAACCTTCTGTAGAAAAAAAGTTTATTCCAAACTTTATAAATAAAAAACAAGATTATAAACCAACAATATATCAACTTGTAGCTAAGGCTAAAAGAAAAAATGGTATGCCACAATATCCAATAGTTTCTTTATTAAAGTCTGAGGATATCATATTTGATCCTATAAAAGGTGATAATAGAAAAATTAGATATGTTCCTGGAGAAACATCTATATATGCTGATGAGCAACCAGAGACAGCTAAAATGAGGGATCCTATATCTTTTAATAATGGATATTTATTTGTAGATCATACAAATCCAACTTTAAAAAAATACTTAGATACTTGTAATGCTAATGGTAGCAATCCCCATAGAATTAAATCTAAAAATATTTTATTTACTGTAAAAGATGATGAAAAGTCTGCACAGAAAAAAATAGAGGAAGTTGGAAGCACTATGGAAGCTATGCAAGCAGCCCTTAAAATGCCTGTAAATGAACTTATGGGATATGCTAAAATTCTTGGAATAAAGATAGATAGAAGTGTTGATGAGGTTCGTTGGGACATGAAGATTCAAGCTGAAAAAAATCCTAAAGGATTCTTGGCAGGAATGAATGATCCTAGAACTACAATGAAGCAAGTTATTTTAATGGCTCAAGAGTCTAGTATTATATCTATAAAATCTAATAAAGTAACATGGGTAGGATCAGGAAATACGATATGTGTTTCACCTGTTGGTGTTAAAGCTATAGATAGAATGGTTGATTTTTGTTCACAAGGGGAGGGTGAGCAAGTGTATGCTGAAATAGAAAGAAGATTACAAGCATTAAATAGTTAATTACTTTTAAGCATACAATACTAAAGGGGACTTAATAGTTCCCTTTTTTTATTATATCAATTTATTTTGTATTTTTGTTACCTAACAAATAATATATAGATGGTAATTGATGAAGTATATAAATTAGTTCAGACCTTTGCTAATAAAGAACAAAGAGGATATATAACTCCATCTGAGTTTAATTTATTGGCTCAACAAGCTGAACTAGAGTTATACAATAAAAGATTAAAAATAATAATAGAAAAATCTCAACCTAAAAAAGCTGCAGGATTTTACAATGAAACATTATCTTATGATGTTGCAAGACAAGATTTATCTGCTTTTTTAAATACAACATCTGTTAGTGTTTCAGACTCTTCATTACCACATTTAGGTAGTATTGGTAATTTAAAAACAGATTATATAGAGGCTATATATACTGCTGTAGATGAAGAACATTCTATACATACTAATATTCCAGTAGATATAGTAGAACCTAAAGATGTTGCTCACGTATTAAGAAGTAACTTAGTAAAACCATCATTTGAATATCCTATAGCATTAATAGGAAAATCAGGTGAAAATGAAGTTAAAAAGATATCTGTTTTTCCAGAGGAAATTAGTAGTGTATTAGTTTATCATTATAGTTATGATAATAAACCTACTTATGGTTATGTTACAATAGCAGGCAAGCCTGTATTTAATTTTTCTACTTCTGTACAATTAAAAATATCTAGTAGATGTCATGGTGAAGTTGTAGTTAAAATATTAGAATATTTAGGTGTAACTATTAGAGAGGCAGAAATAGTGCAATATGCACAAGCAAATGAAATAAAAAAAGATAGTTAATAATGGCAATAGATTATACTCCAATAAGTCAAATTGTAAATGACTTTCAATTAATAATGGATGATACTTCTTATGATAAAGAAGCTCAAGCCTATCAAATAAGATTACTTGCATTACAAGGATTAAGAGAGTTAAAGTTTGATTTAGAGCAAGAAGTTAAAACCACTACAAGAGGTATTGATTCTAGTCTTACTATAGATTTACCTACTGATTTTGTTAAATTACTTAGAGTGGGTTACAAAAATAGTGAAGATGAGTTTGTTTCTTTAGGTTATAAATCAAACTTAAGTTTAGATTCTTCAGTAGCTGCAAAATTAAATGAAGATCCTTATGATGAAAATAATCCTTATTTTCATACTGATATGGGAAGAAAGTATGGAGTTGGTGGAGGTAAAAATGTTTTAGGCTATTATAGGGTAAATAGAAATGATAATACTATAAATTTTTCATCTGAGCTTTCAGGTCAAACAGTATTTATAGAATACATATCTGATGGTATAAGTTCAACAGAGCCTAAAAATCATATTATAAAATTAAAATTTAATGGAGCTGTAAATGATTCAGGTTCAGTAAATGGAATAAATAATGGAACAATTTTAAAAATTCCTAGACTTGGTTCTTCTAGTAGTATAGATACTTATACATTTACAACAGATTTAACCTCAACACCAACTTCACAACAAATACAATTTAATGTAGATGATAGTGCAAGTCAAATAGCAGAAAAATTTTCAACAGTTGTAAATGAAGGTTATCCAAATTTTCAAGTTGCTCCTTTTAGAACTTCACTAAAAGCATCACAGAGTGATAATGAGGTGTTACTAATTTATACTAGTTTTATTCAAACTGATGGAACTGAATCTTTACCATTAGGATTAAATAGTTCTTTACTTAATAGCAATACTGATGATAGTCAAACTATAGACAGTAGTATTACTAATCCTTTAGTCTCTGATGAAATTTTAGTTCAACTAGGTGTTGTTGGAACTCAACCAAGAGTTCATAAGTTTTGTGAGGAAGCTTTAAGAAGCTACATATATTATAAATATATACAAAGAAAAAGAGGTATTCCTTTAGGTGAAAAACAAATAGCAAAAAGAGATTGGTTTAATAGTAAAAGATTAGCAAGAGCTAGAATGATGAACTTTAATAAAGAGGCTGCTATGCAGGTTTCTAGAAAAGCATTTAAACAATCTCCTAAACTTTAATACATGGCTATAGATAAAAGAGTATTTACAGGTGGAATGGACAAAGATTCTGACCCTCGTTTAATTAAACAAGGTGATTATCGTCATGCAGAAAATATTAGAAATATAGCATCTTCAGATAGCACAGCAGGTTCAGTAGAAAATATAGAGGGAACTAAATTAGTAAAGTATGATTTTCCTGAAGAAAAGTTTCATAATGTAGAAATATTAGAAGGTGGATTTGTAACTAATCCTCCTATAAATACTATATTTTATAGTCAAACTATAAGAATATCAGGAAGAGAATTGCAAGGTTCTAAGTATGAGTTTAAAATATTTAGATTTAATCAAAATAATAACTTAGATCCTGTTTTTAATACCTCTTTAGAGTGGACAGGAAATAGTGATGGAACTAAAGCAGCTTCATATTTATACAATAAGTTTAATGAAATATCTGGAGTTTTAAGTAATAATATACCTTTAGTAGATAGAGTGTCAGGTGAGGCTATAACAGGAAGCTCAAGTGTTAATTTTACTCCAGGAACAAGTTTAAAGTTTGGAGGAGAACTCGAAATAACAATAACTTCTGATGTACCAGGTGTTGATTTTGATTTAGACTTTAAAAGTGATTATGGTCAAGAGGGTTCTGAATTTACATGGTCCTCATCTATAGATGATTATCCATCAGAGGGTAGACTTCATATAGAAAATAATGGTGGTTTAGTTATACAGTCTAATGCAGATTTTGAAACTGGAGATTCTATACCTAACAATACTCAAGATGATGGTAGCCCTATAGGTGTAACAACTGATAATAATGGAGGAACTGAATATATATTAACTATAAGTGGAACAGAGCCTACATCTGCTCAAGATGCAGACATAAATAATATATACAGTTATGTAGAAAATAATGGCGAGTTTGAAGTTTCTCTTTTTGCAGAGTTGGGAGGAGAGGGTAAATTTAATACTGGTGATCCCTTTGAATTAGATACTACTCAAAGTAATATAGCTGAATCTTTAGTTAATAAATTTACAAACTTTGAAAGTAATGTTTTAGTAAAAGGTTCTCCTTATATACATACAGTTTCAACAGTTGGTGTACATAATGATGTAACTTTGAGTTTTCAATCTAATACAGCCTTAAAAGGTAATAATAATTCTTTACTAGTAAATGGAGATTCTGCTCCAAGCAGTAGTTTTTCTTTATTAAATAACTATACATCAGATGATAGTTTTAATAATTTTGATAATTCTCCTTTAAATAATCCTGCTTTTTCTATATCAAGTAATGTTATTACCTTAAGTTCTAGTGCAAGTGCAGGGGATACATTTTTCTTTCCTGCTAATATAATACAAGGTAATTGGTATAAAATACAAGCTAGCTTTACAACATATACTAGTTCAGGCAACTCTTTGTTTTTTAAAGTAGGATCTAGTATTAGTCCAGCGATTACAAGCACTACTTTTGATTCATTTATATTTCAAGCAGATTCAAATCATAATAGTTTTTTTCTAGAGGTTACAAATAATTTTGCTGAAACAGATACAATAATAATAAAGGCTTTAACTATATCTGAACTACAACCTAATATAGCACATTTAGAAGTTAAAATAATAAAAGGATTTTATTTTAATTTATGTTTTGGATCAAGTGAGCAAGAAGTTTTATCAGCTTTACAAGAAGGTAGATCACTAAGTATGAGTAATAGACCTTTACTACCTGGAGTAACTACATCTTTAGTTAATAAATCTAATGCAGAAGATTTTGATTACAGTAATTTATTAAATCAAATAAGTCAACTTCAAGAATTAAATTCTCAATTAGAGAATCAAATAAACTTCAAGCAAGATGAGATTGATCAATTAACTACTGCTCATCAACAACAGGTTTCAGATTTTAACGCTGCTTTATCTTTATCTGCTAGTGAAATAGCATCTTTAGAGTCGCAAATAACATCTTTAAATAATACTATTACTGATTTACAAAGTGCACAAAATAATTTAAACGAACAAATTGTTAATCTACAAAATCAATTAGGCACAACTTTAGAAATACAAAATAATGATGGAACTATAACAACAATAAATGCAGAAACTTATGCTGAAATACAAGATTTAGTTTCATTTTTACATGAAAGTATAGAAGCATCTGCTATTGAAAATGATCTTAATGAACAACAAATTTCAAGTTTACAATCACAATTAGATTTTGCTCAATCACAAGTGGATGCCTACAATACTGAGCTAGCAAATTTAGGTTTAAATGCTAACACTTTTATATCAGAATTTAATAGTTTGCAAAATCAAGTTCAAGAACTTACTACACAAAATAATCAATATCAAGATAGTTTAACAACAGCTAATCTTTTAAATACAGAATTACAAGCTCAAGTAGATTCTCAAACACAAAGTATATCTACTTTAGAAAATGAGGTTACTTCTTTAGGTGCAACAATAGGCAATCAAACGCAAACATTAAATGACTTACAAACAACTATAACTGAATATCAAAATGGAATAGATAAACTTGTAGAGGATTTAAGTGAAGCAGTAGATAATATACAAAATGGAAGTTTTGAAAATTTACCTGTAAGTCAAATAGGTGAATATCAAGTTAATCTTACTAATTTTAATATTAAAGCTAGTAATTTACAATCTAATATTATGGCTTTAGAGCAAGACTTAGATCGTGCTTTAGCAAATCAAGAGGATGGTATTTCACAAGAAGATGTTAATAATGTTCAAGCACTTTTAAATCAGGCTTTAGATGCAAAATCTACACTAGAAGCAGAGATTGATTTACTACAACAATCTGTTACTCTTACTGATTTAATAATAAATGGTACTTTTGATTCCTCTAGTAACTGGACTGCGTCAAGTCCAACTACTTTTGCTATATCCTCTAGTGCGATAGAGGTTTTATCTACAGAATTAAAAGATTTTCATACAATAAAACAAACTATATCTTCTCCACAAGTTGATGGTTCTTATTTATTAAATGTTTCTGTAACTGGAAAAGAAGAGGGTAAGGGTGCTTTTAAAGCAGAATTTAAAGATGTAGATGGAAATGTTTTAGCTGACTCTGTTCAATTTGGATTTAGTAATGGAGATTTTGTTTTACCTGTAAATATATTAGGTTTAAATTCTTTAAGCACATCATCTATAGATATTATTATATCTCCTGTTTCTGTAGAATTAAATGGAGAAAGTATTGTTCCTCCTGTAGGGACAAGAATAGATAACGTACAATTTTTTAAACTACCTAATAATGTTGCTTTAAGTAACTCATCATACAATAATTTTGTAGATCAAAGTATTAACATCTTAAATAACTTTACAGAACTTCAACAAACTTCAAATGATAGGTTTAATGAAATAGAAATATTAACACTAGAAAATCAGTCTTTAAACCAATCAATAGTTCGATATATAGGTTTAGCAAACTCTTTAGTAAGTGCAGTACAAAGCATTACCAGTGAGCATAATAATATAATTTCAGATTTAAACTTTACAACAAGTGCAAGTCAAGCAGATTTAGATTCTGCAGTATCTTTATTTAATCAAACTATATCAGACTTACAAAGCGATAAAGATGAATTACAAAGTCAACTAGATGAGGCTTTAACTCAAATAGATTCTAATACAGATGGGTCTACAGTAGGTTCTAATAGTGCTCTATATAGATTCACATTTAATGGAAAGATGCCAGAGTTTACTGATTTTAGTGGTATTGGATTTGGAAACAATCCTCAAGATAGTTATGTAAACCATTCATCATATGGGTCTGATCCATTTTTAGTTTTTAGAAATACTAACATACCAGAATTTCAAGTAGAAGATACTTCAAGTGTAATAAACTCTAATAATTTTAATGAAGACAACTATCATTTATTTCCAATATATATTAATCAAAATTTTAGTGATAATAATATTCCTGGTTTTTTAACTTTGCCTCAACTTTTAATAAATTATTGTTCTGATTTTGACGATGGTTTTTCTCATGGGAGATCCAACCAAGTTTCTGGAAACACAAGTGAGCCTCATAATCATATAAAAATTATAAATACAGAAAATTATGGTGAGATAATTTTTATTTATAGAGTTTTAAATTTTAATAATAATACTGTATTTACTAATAATTCACCAACAATTACTCAAAGCAATCAGCCTTTAGATTCTACAGCAGAAAGTATAACAACTGGTTTGCAAGTAGAGATTGAAATAATAGGAGGCCCTGAAGGTTGGGAATTTTTTATATATGATACTGGATCTTTTTCAGGTCAAACTCCAACTGTATATGATAGTAATATATTATCAGATTCAAATGGACATATAATATGGAACTTATTTGATAACTACAATTTAGTAGGAACTACCTTTGCAGATGGAACAACAAACACAAGTTTACAATTAATAGGTCAAAGAGTATATAGTAATTTAAGTAGTGTCAATGATCAATCATCATCTTTAGTTAGTTTAGCTTATGCAACATCTACTAAAAATTTAGCAAAAAATGTACTATTAGGCAGAACTGTAGTTCAACCTACAGTTGCAGTAGGCTACAGATGTATAGGTTCTTATGAAGATAAACCAAAAAATAAGTTGTATTACTTTATTTACAATAGTCCTTTAAATACAAAATTTGATTCTATATTGGAATATGATTTATTAACAGATTCAATACAAACTGTATATCAAGATGGTAGACCATCTAGTTCTGGGAATAATAATAATATATTAAATTTTGATGAAGACTTTTTAATTACAGGTATAAATAAAGTTGATGACATATTATACTTTACAGATAATTTAAATAGACCTAGAAAGATAAATGTAGAGCTTGCAAAACAAAATGAAATAAATATAGATACTTGTAAATATAAATTTCAAGATGTAAATTATAAAACAAACTCTAGCTCTGTTTTTATAGGAGGGTCAACTAACCATCCTTTTAAAAAAGGAGATTATGTGTACACTCAGTTAGATAATAATTCTAATAATGTAAGTACATCAGGTTTTAATGGATATGCAGAAGTTTTAGGTATAGTTCCTAAAGCTAGTTCAGGTACAACATTTAATGTTACAAATGGTAGTGCTACTGTAACAGCATCACAAGAAATATTAGGTTTACTTCCAGGTAATTTTATAGCAATACAAGATGCTAATAGTTTTCCATTTTTTTATGAAGTTTTATCTGTAAGTGGAACTACTATAACTTTAGTTCAAGAATATGGTTCTTTAACAAATCCACAATTTGCAAGTTCATCTGATAACAATATAGAGGTAAATAACTCTGCAGCTCTACCACTAACATTTAATGGTGTAGAGGTAGAGGGTATAATAACTGATTGCCCATGGGTTGGAAACTTTTCTGCATTAACAGGTGTTATGCTTTTTGCTGATCCAGAAAATGCTTATTCTCCACTAATAAGTTTTGGAGATACTATTCATAAAGAAAAATATATAGATGCTGTAAAACATCAACCTAATACAAGACCTATAACTACTTCTAGTAAAGATAGTAGTGTATCAACAAATAACATATTAGATAATATGTTTCAGTTTAAATACAGATATCATCATGTCGATGAAGAAAACACATCGTACAGTGGTATATCAGATATAAAAATTAGTGATGCTTTTGCTTTAAATACTAATATTAATGCAGATAGTTATACTGACATAGATAATTTTTTAAAAGTAGAATATGAAGATAGTGTTTCTGATGTAGACACCATTGAAATAGTTGCAAGAAAAGGAAATACAGGAGAGTTTTTTTTAGTAGATACAGTTCCTAATAATTTTATTAGATTTCTTAAAAAGATAAAAAATGAAGTTATAACAAATGATTTTTATAATTACACAAATATAACTTCTAGTATTAATTTTTTTAACGATGGAACATATCCATTCGTAGATGTTGTTGATTCTAATAAATTATTTGATTCTGTGCCAAAACTTGCAAAAGCACAAACTATATTAAGAAATAATAGAATAGCATATGGAAATGTATTAGAGGGATTTGATAATACTAAGATAATAGCTAGCAGTAGTTTTAATCCAATAGAAACTATTTTACAAACAACAACTACAGATATAACAGAGGAAATTAGTGAAAGTGATTTAGGTAATAATGCAGATCCTGCATTTAATCCAAACTTAGGAGGCAATCCTCTTTTAGATGATGGATTTACAAGACATTTTCAAAACTTTTTTTTAACAGGTTTAAATTTTGAATCAGGTAAAAATCAAAAAATAATTATAGATTATCTAGCTAATTTAAAAGGTTCTAAAAATAGAAAGGTAACTTTTAATTTAACGATTGACATAACTAATGATATAGATATAGATTTAATAGGTAATAAAGTTGCAAGTGCTATTAATAATGGTGCTGGTACTGCAACATTTGAAGGCATAGGAGATGGTGGAGGGCAAGTATTTGCAAGTTATAACTCTTCAGATAGCAAAGTTGAAATCACTTTTAAATTTAATGATGAGAATGTAGGTTCTGGATTTACTACAATTAATTTTTCAAACTCTCATGATCTTGTAATAAAAGATAAATCAAAGTTTGTATCAGGAGATATTGGTGTAAGTGCTTTTAAATCAGGAGCTTATCATAGCTTTGGTATAGCTTACTTTGATGAAACAAACAGATGTTCTTTTGTAAATGTAGGTCCAGAATTTTCAGAAACTTTTAATGGAACAAAAGCTTATAATAAGTTTTATACAGAACAACAAGGTCATGAGGTGGCGCAAAAAACTGAACTAGAACTTAAGATATTTAATAAACCACCTAAATTTGCAACTCACTATCAGTTATATTACACAGGAAATAATACTGTAGATGAGTTTATTCAAATGTCAGTTGTTAATGTAGAAGCTGGAACTTCAAATGATACACAAATGTATTTAAGTTTACAGTCTTTAAAAGGTCAGAATTATAGTTACAATCAAAGCACAGGATCATTAATAGATTATGATTATGTGGAAGGAGATAGAGTTAGATTTATAAGCTATGATCCAGGTACAGGAAGAAGAAGATTTTCAGAATATATAGATTTACAAATATCAGGATCTGAAATTTATACATCTGATACAGATGATCCACCATTTACTATTACGTCTGCTAACTCTGGATTTTATATAAGAATACCTAACCCAGAATCTACTAGTGTTTTAGATGAGTTTGGATCTACTGTAAGTATAGCACATAATGGTTTTTCTTTAGCTACTAGTGGATATAAAAATCTTATAGTAGAAATATATAGACCTAAAAAAGATTTAGAAAATGAGTTTAATGTTTACTATGAGATAGGAGATAAATTTGCAATATCAAACCCTGGGAAAACAAATAGAGCTCACATAGGTGATACAAATCAATCTTCATCTTACACTTTAGATACAGAAATAAATCAACTAGTTTCATCTGAACCTGCAACATTAATTTTAAGAGATGGAGATGTATATTTAAAACCAAGAAATATGGTTACTGATGAAACAGGATCACCAACAGAAACATTTTTTGTAGAGGATTATTATTTAAATGATTTTCACAATACTAATAATTATAGTAGGGGTAGGATTAATGTTATTAATTTAAATGCAGCAGAAAGAAGATTAGAGGCATCTGTATTTTTTTCTGAGCCATTTTCTAGCACAGCATCCATAAATGGTTTATCAAGCTTTAATTTAGCTAATATTCCATATTTTGATTACAATAAAGACTTTGGTTCTATACAATCTTTAATGACAATAAATGATGATTTATTAATATTTCATGAAAATAAAGTAGGTAGAGTTTTAGTGGGAGCTGATATTATTACAACAGCTAAAGGAGATAATTTAGTTTCACTATCTAATAAGATAATAGACAACTATGCTACTTTATATTCTGGCGATTATGGATGTGGTTTACAGCCAGAGAGTATAGTTAAATTTGGAAATAAATTTTATTTTGTAGATATAAAAAGAGGAGTAGTTTTAAGATTATCAACTGATGGTCTAACTGTAATATCTGAAAGTGGAATGAGAGATTATTTTAGAGACCTTGGAGAAATGTATGTTATAAATGATCCAGAGGAAAATAGTCTTGTAAGTTTTAATATTATAGGAGGATATGATCCAAAGTATGATGAATATATAGTAACTTTTCCTGATGTTACAAATGCTATAACTGGTCAATGGGCAGAGGATTCTTCTACATGGTCTACGTCTTTAGACACTTATGAAAACAGAAATCCTATATTAATATTTAAAAGTAAAACTATAGCTTTTAACGAAAGAGTAAATAAATGGACTTCTTTTTATGATTTTTATCCAGACTATTATGGCAAAGTAAATAGACAATTTATAGGATTTAAAGATGGAAAATTATACAAGCATAATACTACTGATAGAGTTTATCAAAATAAATATGTGTTTCAAGAATCTGATGTAGATGAAACCAGAAACTTACAAAGAAGGTATAATAATTTTTATGGTCAACAATATGATTCTTTAATACAGTTTCCTTTTAATGCAGAACCATCATCTATAAAAACATACAACGCTTTATCTTTAGAAAGTGATGGAAAACTATTTGCTTATATGTTTACTAACATGGGACAAACTATAACAGGTGAAGGATTAAAGTCTGGTTATGATTCTGTTATAAATACACAAATAGGATTTAAAAAAGTAGATGGTCTTATTGTTAATTATAATCCTGATTTAGAAGGCTCAGAATCTTTAATTAAAGGTGTAAATACTTTATTTTATCAAGATGTTAAAAAAGGTGACTTTGTAAAAATATATGGGAACAATAAAGATGGTGGATATGTATTTAAATATAGAGTTGTAAAATCTGTAATATCAAATACTATATTAAGTTTAACAGAAAATGTAGATTTAATATTAGATAATAATTATATAGAGGTTATAGATTTTAAAACTAAAGAGTCAATACATTATTCTACTATACCTTATGTAAAATCTCAAGCAGAAGTTAATAGTACGTATTCTGAAACAGAAGTTTTTGGTGATGGATCTGAACTTCAAGGTGTTGGATCTGTAGATTCTATATCTGAAACAACTGGTATAGGTGAAATATTAGGAAACTTTAATTCTAATGTTACAGTAAATTCTACAATTCCTAGTGATAAAATGACAGTAGGAGGTAAATATATTATAGGAGAGGCTGGTGATTTTTCTATATCAGATATAAATAGTTCTTATTCTGGATCAAATGATGTTGGGGTAACTTTTGTTTGTCAGACATCACCTTTGCAAAGTAATGCTACTATATATGAAACAGAGTATAAATTATACTATCAAAAAGAAGATGGTACTTCTGTATTTTTAGGATATCCTATTGTTATAAATAACTCTAGTGTTATTTTTGTAAAACCCAATAACGAAAATGTTTACAGTTCATCAAGTGAAGATGTAGGTGGATTTTTATTTGTATCAAAAGATGGTCGAGTAGAGGGAGAAAAAATGAAAGGTAGTTATATGATGACTACTTTATCAACTAGACCTTTACTTACAACTCCATCAAAATATTTATCTAGATATAAATTTAATTTATACGTTGCCAATGCTGATGTAGATAAGAGTGAACTTAGCAATAAATAAAAAAAATTTTAGTACATTTGTAAAAATAAAATAATATGGCATATCACGTAAAAAAGAAAAAAACCAAAAAAGCTGTTGTAGGGGCAGCTACTGCAGCTTTAGGTTTAGCTAAAGGTGTATCTGGATTAGTAGGAGCTGCAAGAGCTAGAAAAGCAGCTAGAAAATTTGACAAGTCTCAATTAAGAAGAAGGGTAAGTGATGCAACAAGACAAATGGCAGAGGAGCCTATATCTCAAAGCTACATAGAAAACTTACAGCAACAGCAAGCATCTGACAGAGCCTCTGCTATGGGTGCTTTATCTAAAGATCCTAGAAATATTTTAGCTGGAGTACAAGCCTTGGAGAGTAGTGCTAGAAAACAACGTACAGATCTTTTAGGATTACAAGATGATGCTAGAAGAAGAGCTATGGCTAATTTAGCATCAGAGCAAAGAGCAGTTGAAGATCAAAGATTAGCTATAAAAGAAGGTAAGCTTTCTGCTCTTCAAGCAAGGAGAGCTGCTGCTCAACAAAATATATTTGGAGGACTTGAAGATATTGCCTCAGGTATTGGTGCAGGAGCTGTAGGAGATGTTAGACAATTATTTGGTCAAGAAAGAAGAGATAATCTAACTCCAGAGCAACAAGCATTAAATCTTAAGCAAATGAATGAACTTAACAGAATGGCAGAAGGAACTGATCAAGGTTTACAGGAAGGTGGTAAGATAGATAAAGATGGAGGAGTAACTCCAGGAGAGTTTGATCATGATACCAATCCTATTGATATGGTAAAAGATGGGAAAAAAATTGGTGAGGCTACAGGTGGTGAATTAATACTACCACCAGATGATGTAGAGGCTATTAGAGCTGCTTTAGATAAAGATGATGCTGAGTCAGCTATGGAATTAATGAAAAAATTAGTTGCTAAGTACGACTCTAATGTTATAGGAGAGGATGAAGAAATGGCTCAAGAGGGTGGAGCTATCCCTAAAGATAAGGCGAAACAAATTATGGATATGATGAATGAAAAATCAGATGAAGTAACTAATGTCGTAGAACTTCCTTTTGATGAGGATGTTTCAAACCCTGCAGGTCTTTTTAATTTTATGAATAGTCAACTTCCTTTTGAAATAAAGTCTGAAGATAAAGATATAATAAACTTTGTAAAACAATATCGAGACTTTTTAATTAGAAAAAAAGAAAAAGATCAAAATAAACCAATGAAGTTTGAAGAAGAGACAATGATGTTTCCTCCTCCTAAAACACAAGAGGGAGGATATTTATCTAAAATAAAATCTAGAATAGGCTCTTACATAAAATCAAATAAATAAATTATGGCTGGAGAAGGTTTATTTTTTAGTGGCGTAGTTTTAAAAAACAATCGTAATCTTTTACAAGAAGAAGCTGTTCGACAACAACTTGCTTTAAGAAGAGAAGAGTTAAATTTATCTAAAGCTCAATTAGAAGATGAAAGAAAAAAATTTAGAGCAAATCAACTTAAACTTAAAAAAGCACAACTTGAACCTATAGGTTTTGAAATAGAAGAAATTGATTCTAATTTGATTCCTGCTTATAGAGATGAATATAATAACTATGTACAATTTATTGCAGACAATCAAGATAATCCTCAATTAGATACTATAAAAAAAATTACAGAAACTAATATTAATTCTCATGCAAATATATTAAAAGATATAACAAGTAAATTTCAATCTTATAATGAGCAGGCTATAAAAACGCCTAATACTTTTAAAAAAGATGATCAAGGTAATTTATTATATAATCAAATATTTAACAATATAGTTTTACAGTATAATAAAACAGGGAACATAGAAGAAGCTTTAAAAAACAATCCATTTGATATTGATGATGTACTTATTTCAAGTAGTTTCAAAGATCCTATTTCTGCTTATGCCAAAGACTTAACTAATAATGAAAAAAATTACATAAAGTTAGAAGATAAAATAATTAAATTTACTCCAGAGGTAGAAAAAAAACTAACAAGATTTATAATTTCTAATAGTAATTTTGATGTTAACAATCAATTTGTTAATTCTGATATGGAAAGAATACTAACAGGAAAAAATAAAACCACATTTTTAATTGATGGTAATATAGAGTCTGCAGATGCAAGATTTATGTTTTCTATTAATGAAGATAAAGATTTACAAACAGGTGAAGAATCAGTTGCAAATACTAGTCCTAATAATTATGATGATATAACCCCAGGTAGTGATTCTTTTAATCCAAAAAGGTATAAAGAATTTCAAAAATTTTTAGCAAAAGAACAAGTAAAATTATATAAATCTATATATCAAGATACGCCTGTTAAGAAAGATAAAAAATATAATATATCAAATGAGGAAATAAATTTCTTACAAAAAAAATCAGAAACATTTAGAAATATAGGTGTAACAGGATTACAATTAAAAACAGATGAGAATATGTTTGCTGCTACTCCATCAAGAAGTAAAGTTGAAGGTTTTGTAAATGTAAATATGTTAAAGCAAATTGAAGG